GAGACTTGTTCTCGATATATCCTGTTAAAATGCGCATAGACAAAATGTGCGACAAATTAGGTTACCAATTATCAGACATGCAAACTCCAGATATATGGAAAAAAATAAATCAAGAGATAGATTTGGATTATCAAAAGATATTCAATGATTGTCATAATAACAACACAAAAATAATTTTTTTAGGATCAAATCCAGATGTTTGTTTGTATAGATTAAAAATTCGATCACTGGAGCGAATGTTTACAAAACCGGAACCTGCCAAATCAACTGACCAAATCAATGAAGAATATCAAAATCTATTCTTCAAATCGAGCATTGATAGTTGGAAAGAATTAGGACTAACTGAGATATGGGATAAAAGAGAAAGAATGGCATTAGATATCCGACCATTTGATATCGAACTGGATCCTATATTGCGTATGCCACACCTACATATAGACAGCAGAGATTGGTGGAGTAGAGGACCCAAGGTAATACAAAAAGTTTTCAAGTTTTTATCATTGACGTTGGATCAAGAAAGAATGCAACAATGGCTTCCTATATATTACCAATGGCAAGAGATACAAACAAACGCATTAGAATTTGTATACTATATTGACCATATCATCAATGCAATAGTCAATAATATCTATTTTGAGATTGATCTTACATTTGAAGAAGAAACAGTTGTTCAACATTGCTTACTGTATAAACACAATCTAAACTTAAAGACATGGCAGTTGACAAAGTTCCCTGGGAACACACAAGATTTATACAAGCTACTTGAGCCCAATATTCATACTGTATGAGATCTCTTAGAGAGATCTGTTTCTTTCGCTAAAGCTCAGAAACATTTTTTTTAATGAACTGTTTTTAAGTGCATTATCTAGATCACGCGGTCACAATTCACCGTATCAACGGTGAATATGACTGGTACATTATCTGAGTGTAGCTGTCATTTATTCTTGTGAGATTGTGTTTCCACACGGAGGCGGTTGACCGGTACCCCCTACTCACGCTTCACATATCAACGGAACCCTAGTGACCCAAGAATAAATCCAAGTCCTACGAGCATGGGTCGTGTCTTTTTCAACGGAGCCCAAACCATTTGTTGCCTTAAGTTAGCATTTGCCTTTGACGCCCAAGATCAGGACCGGGTATTGCACCGTTCCGCAATGGGGCTAGATCATACCATCTAGCACAGAGTCAGTAAAGTTGCCTATCTAGTTTCGATATAATTGAGTTTTTTTAGTGCTGTTTGACAAAAGTCTGCGTATAATTGGTGTTGCAGTGGCCCGGGATGTCGGTTGTCTGTGCCTAGGTCGGCGTATTTAATAGAAATTGTGTTGTCTTGAAATTGTAGTTTGTAAGTACAATGAAAGTAATTGTTTTTGGATTTTAAATATCGAAACATGTTATTACTAACCAACAGTCCAAATAACAACAGTGTTGCCTGTTGTTTTTGGCAGTAGTTAATTACCTGTTCTATAGCATATAAATGAGAGTAAAATGTGGTTTCGTCAAATAGTGTTTTTACTAATGCCTGTTTTTCAATAGGTTGGTCTGGTACATACGATCCAATATTAGTAAAGGTCAACTTGTTTTGATAAATTTGACTACTTCTTTCTGTGCCAGTTACTCCCCAGATAACAATGTCACCAGATACAATATCAGATCTTAAAATTTGATCAGCAGCCCAGGCAATCGAACTGCCAGGTCTGGTTAAAAAACTACACGGCAAGTCAAGATTACAGGCCACAAGCTGACCATACCTTTGGGAACTATCTACTCCTATTCCGTGTGTTAAACTGCATCCAGCAACCCATAATTGTGTATCCTTGATTTTTCTTAGATCGGCTAGGGGATTAACGGCCGGATTAAAATAACATAACTCTATATTCTTTACAGGACGCTGATTTGAAATTAACAGAAGCAGTGTTTCAGTTAATCCTTGCACACAAATAGTAGGATCAACTGGATCGATAGTCAAGCCGTCAGCCCATTTTTTTGGTGGAGTGTACACAATTTCTGTAGCCAACATAGCAATATTATAAAAAATTTCCAAATTCTTAGGCAAATCTCCTAGAGAGGTATAAACAGTGATATCACTATCTATGTTTGAGATTAAAAAATTTTTATAGTTAGAATGGTTAATTAAAAAAGCAGTTGGGTCGTATTCTAGTGCTTCTCCACTAAGAGATTCACAAACATCGCCCACAAATAATGTAACTTGATACGTCATCTTATCCTATTTTGTTTTTTATATGACTACCGTGGATACGGCACACTATCTGTCCATTGTAGTAGTCATCAGACTCTAGTACTCTATGATTAAATTGTTCTCTAGCTTCGATATAACTACAAGTGGCCTTTGAGTTGCAATAAAATAATATTTCTCTTTTGAAGTTGTCTGCGCCCAGGCGCTCAATGTCTTGGTTGAGTTCCGTATTGCTTCCATAGTATAGTTGCCAGTCTGATTCTATTTTGCTTCTGATTTTCTTGCGTTTCTTGTTGCCGTTTTTTAATTTTACTACTCGATACGTTGTCTTGCTAAATTTTGCTAGTTTTTTACCAATATATTTTCTACCGGTGGTGTTGTTTGTGATCAGGTATACAAACCCCACACAATCGTCGGGCAGTTGTTCAATCGGTTTTTGTTCGTAAAGCCATACCATGGACTATTAGTTATCATTTCACCACTCGGTTGCGTATTTTTCATCGACTCTATTCGTTGCACACTTAGTCTGACACTCTTGCCAGCCAAATGTTTTGAATTTTGTCTCCCAAAAATCATCAGTTACAACCTCTGACAATGATCGATTATGCAGATTAAATTGTTCTGCTAGTTCCTGCCATTCTTTGTTGTGACTGTAACGATTTGCCACCCAGCAACACGGAAACAACCGCCCGCGAGCATCAATGTACAGTCCTTTGTTACCAATTTCGCACAAGGGACGAACGCCATTGGATTCGATTACTGATTTGTAAAGCTGTATATTTTTTTCATTTATTAAATGATCAGGTCTCAGATGATTCAATTGCACAACATCTCTTTCAAATCTATGAGAGCCACTGACAAAATGTTTCTTGGGTTCAAGTGGATCATTTATTCCGTAATCAGGATAAATTGAACCAAACTTTGTGCTACGAGTAAGTTGGAATACATCCATGTCTAATGCCTGTGCATGATTTTTTATCTGGTCTAACTGTTGTTCATTGAATTTAAATGCAATAGCGGCACAAACTAGCCGACATTCAGACACAGATCTCAATTTTTGGATACCGTTGACAATACTGTCAAAGTCAGAATTTACACGATATAGATTATTACTGGCATGGTCCCATCCATCAACACTAAAATGCACAGTGTCTTTTTCTGTCAACACAGCACCCAACTCTGCCCACCATTCTGGTTTTTTATGACTGCCGTTGGTAACAATAACTATCTCAACAGGTTTGATATTCTTAATATAGCGTACGACTGAAATTAAATCGTGCGCATATATAGGATCCCCGTCGTCGCCGCAGAAGGTAATCTTTTCCACATTGCCAATAATAAATTCTGGTGTAAAGTTGCGTTTAAAAAATTCCAAATCTAATTCAGTATTAATCAAACTGTCTGGCACTTCCTGGCGAGCACAGCGAGGACAACGCAAGGTACACTTGCTTGAAATTTCAATATGAAAATGCCAAGTTGCTAGACTCACGCACTCTCCACATCTGTGCTGTAACTGGTGTAGCCTTTTTCTTTGACCACACGCAGGATATTCTCCACACGTCCAGCCAGTTCATCTCTATGACTCACAAGCCAAATACTCTTGTGACGTTCGCGACTCATCTGTTTCAGCAAGGCCAAACTGCTTTCTACACCTTGTGTGTCCAGGCCACTGTCAATCATTTCATCAATGAACAACACATTGATTGGCTGATATAGACTTTCATATACATCGCGGAAGGCCCAGCTCATACTCAGGATCAGTCGATTACGTTCACCACGGCTGAGATTGTCAAAGTCCAGTTCACGGCCCAGCTCTTCGATGCTGACAGTAAGATCATTCTGGAACACCACAGTGTGTGGCAGGCCAATACGATCCAGATAGTAGGTGAGTCTGGCATTGAGATAGCCAAGATTCTGTTCAATGATTTTTTTACGGATAAAACTGTCCTTGCTGGTCAACAGCTTGAGCAAGAAGTCTTGATGTTCTTGTAATCGAGTAAGTTCATTTAACACATCGTAGGTCACAGTCTGTAGAGCCTGTGCGGCCATTTCTTCAATCTGTTCAGAATACGGATCAGTTTCGATCCGCTTGCTGTCTATCTGTTGTTGTAAATTGTCAAGTGTGCTACGATGTTTGATAGCATCCTCTTCACGATCGTAGAACATTTGAGGTGGCCGGCCTAACACGCCCAGGGCGGTGTGGGTAGCCTCGAGTTCTGATAAGAGCTGTGTATATTCCTGGCACGCCGCTCTTGCTGAATCCAGATCCGTCTGCTTTGCCGCCACCACTTGTTCGTGCTTAGTGTCATGGAAGGCCTGTCCGCACGTGTGACATTCATGGTTTTCAAGTGTTTGGATTTCTTTGGATAGTTTGGAAATCGACTTCTCTTCGCGACCAATATCGAGTTTGATTCGGCTAATCTGGCCAGCCAGTTCATTGATATCCTTGCGTTTTTGATCCCACGTCTTGTGTTCTTTGTGGGCCGCGATCTCGGTGTCAATATCAATTTCTTGTAACGCCACAAGGGCCTTTTCCAGTTCCTGTATATCTTGTGCATGTTTGGTCGTCCATAAGCTGTGTCTACGCTTTAAGGCTGTGATCTGCTCTTCAATTCTTCCGTTGGCATCTTGTACAGCACGGATGCGGAATTCTTCTTGCGTGATTGCGTCTTTGGTCTGTCGGTTCAGTTCCTTGATTCTATCCGCACGTTCACTCAGCATGGTAATACCTAATAGCTGTTCGATGATAGTGCGTTGGTCATTGGCCTTGAGACTTAGAAATGGTTCTGTGTAGGTGTTCAAGGCCAGGATATGTTTGAACATGTCGTGGCTTAGGCCTAGTGTCTGTTCTATGGCTTCTTGTGTTTCTCTACTGTCGCCTTGTGCATTGTCTGTGGCCGCCTGTTCTTGGTTGTTCACAAAGAATCTCAACACGTTGGGCTTACGACCACGCTCGATCCTGTACTGTTGTGGGCCTACAACAAAATCCAAACTGACCAGCATGTTCTTGCCGTTGGTCTTGTTTACTAGATTGTCTTTTCTTATGTTACTGAGTGCTTGTCCATACAGACTATAACTGAGAGCATTGATGATTGTGGTCTTGCCTGTGCCGTTTCTGGATCCGTCTCCACCAAGGTCTAGATTTTCGCCCAAGACCAAAGTTAGGTCACGTCGATCAAAGTCAATGCCTTGTGTGGCTGCACCCACGCTCATGAAGTTTCGTACTGTGAGATTTTTTATTTGGATCATAGATTTTGATATATTTTTAACAGTAATTTTGGATCGTAGAATTCACTTTCAATATTAGTAAGTTGATCTGTAACAATCTGATCTACGCTTTCAAACTTGATTTCTCCCGGTGCCATGTCAGTATCCACTGCTGTGCTCTTGACTGGTATCAGGGCCATCTCTCGTAAACGGTAATCTTTTACAAATGTGTCCTTGATAAAGTTGGCTTCTTCGTAGCTGATGTCTATGTCCAGTTCCACACGCACATGCATGTTGGCAGCTAACAAATCTGGGGCACTATCGATCACCTTGCTCAATTTCATCACACGGTACAAGGGCTGACCGGGCCAGCTAAAATACTGATCGGCCTGTCCCCACTCCTTGACCATCATGCCACGGGCACTATCGCCAGCATCGGCAAAGTTGTGTGGAAAACAGTTTCCAATGTAGTTCACGTTTTTCTTGCTTTGTCTTAGGTGAAAGTGTCCGGAATATACCGTTTCAATTCCACCAAACGCATCCACACGGATCTCACCGTGGTCTGGCATCTCTACCATGGCATTCATTTTAAAATGCGGCAATTCAAAATGCCCAAACATGTACTTGGCCGACATCTTGGGTATACGCTTATGATCGTCTCCGACCAGCCAAGGAGCAATAATAACATCGTCCTTTTGGAACCAGTCGTTTACGATAACAATGTTGGGCAAGTGCCGGGCCCATTCGGCTCCGTGTATGTCTCGCTTGTCTCGATAATACAGATCGTGATTGCCCGGAATAAAATAGAACTGGTCAAAGGCCGCACTCAATTTTTCCAGTGCCTGCAGGCTAAACTGCAAGGTCTGTAAATTAATTGACGCACGATGATTGTGCCAGTCGCCTAGGAACATGCCGGTTTCGCAACCTTGATCCTTGGCAGTGGCAATAAACCAATCAACAAATGCTTCACAATCTCGATTGTGAACTAGGCTGTTGCTTTTTAGTCCCCAATGTATGTCGGTACAGATGGCAACTTTACGAAATAGATTAGACATGGGCTTCTACTTTTTGTAGAGGGTTGAACGTTTTTGGAAATTTACACTCCATTTTTGCAAGATGATTTAGACATCTAGTAGACCACGTGCATAACATATCCTTGTATTCTTGGTCGAACATTTCCTTCATTTCATTATAATTTTTAAAAAGGTCTTTTTTGTTATAGTTGATTTTTTTGTGATCAGTTAAGGATTGGTGCGTAATTAACTCGCTGTATTCAAATACATAAAAATTTATGTTGCTAAATCTACTGGCCAAATAACAAAGATTATTAAATGCATACTTTACAATCTTGACCTGCTTTTCAATATCGTTTTGGGTAATATGCAACAACGGTATATTTGACAGATCTGGTACATTATCATAATGAAAATACCCAATGTTGTTAGCAACCAAATTGCTAACAACCCACTCCCACCAATCTTTTCTATACACAAAAAAAATGTCGGGTTGGTGTTGAGTTATTAGATCGCATTCAACTGTTCCTAATTCTGAAGTCTTTGGCAAGTGTGGCACGTCATGATTGATTGGTGGGCCGCTTCCGCCTGGCATCCAATCTACAATTTGTTCATACCCGCAAAAATTACTGAGAATGGTTTGTAGAAATATAGTGCCAGATCTTGGTAGATGCAAAATCAATGCCTTGTTAGATAGGTTATTTCTATTAAATTGCTCTGGTGCAACCAGCAGATTATCTGAATCAGTCCAGCGGTTAGTTACAACATCAAAGTCTAAATTAAATAAACTTTTAAAAGTTTGTCCTGGCCAATGGCTTACATCATTGATTACATCTGGAGGAACCTCCCAAACACCATTGTGCGCAAGAGTGATTGGATACTCACAAGGCCACTTACCACTATCGTGCGACTCAAAAAACTCACAGCCGGCAAATTTTTTTTCAAGCCAGTCTCGCTCACCCGGTATATCTTGTGTAAAAATAATGTAGTTCATGTAACAATCCTAATTGTGTACAAGGCCGGTGGACTCCAGACCAAAATGTATATTAATGCAAACTACTACTTTTTTAAATGGACTTGTAGATTAAAGTATACACTACAAAACTGGGTTTTGCAACCCATCTGGTTAACCGTCGTTGTTGTATTCATCGATGCCGATATTAGTAACTACTGCCCCAAAGTTAGGATTGCTCCTGCCAGCATTTTGTCTAGTCCAGCTAGGATTGAGTCCGTTCATTTCCAGGATGTCATCACGTATGTGTTGATTTTTCTTTTCCAGGTTCAAGATTCTAGTAAAGCTATTGGTGATAGCGGCAGTATAATACGCAAAAGGGTTCTGCGATTTTGATTCGTCGAACTGTAGACCAATTTGGCTGAGTTGTAGTAGGGCCTGTCCCCGCATTTCTTCATTGTAGGTGTATCCTCTCCAGTTTGATCTAGTAGCATAACGTTCACACAGCTTCATAAACATAGTGGCCAATTTACGAGTCATTTTGCCATGCTCCTTGCAGAACTCGCCGTATTCGAGATCACCCTTCCAGTGGCTCTTGCCCACCAAGAACGGTTCTTTTTTGTCGTCCAATCTGTAATGATAAAACGGAGGAAAGTTCAGTCTCACATGTACTGGACTCAGGATAGGTTCTTCGATCAGTTCGGCCAAGGGATCTTCAGGTTCTAATTCCAGTTCAAATATTTCGTCAATTTTTTTCTTTTTGGTAGCACTCTTGGGTATCTTTTTGGGTGCCATGGGTATGTGTTCCCAGCAGGTGATGCGGAACACTAGATCTGTATTGGGTATCCGAACAGGATCAACCACTTGCCCAGTTTCTCGCTTGATGCGGTCGGCTCTGTTGCGTCTAGCTTCGGCCACTGTGCGTTGATTTATTTTTAATATTGTAGGCAGAATAATGTCATATTGATGATCCAGAACCGGATCACGATAGGTACAATAGCTGTTTTTACTTAGGTGTATTTCTTTTAATATATCTCTGTTGTTGAGATAGTTGACTTTTGCTGGGGTTTTTGGTATGGTTGTGGCCACTAGTGAATCTCCTTGATGTGTATTTATTTTACAACACTTTTGGAATTTGTCAACCTCTATATCATTATATAGGTGGTTTATTTTTGCGATAAATATCGTATAGGAAAAATATTATGGCAGTTTTTGAACAATCGACTTTAGTTTTTTTTGACGGAGCATACGTTCCGTTTGGAGATCTCACTAGTGAGCAACAGGCTCAAGTGTTTGATGCTGCGCTCGAACAAGAATTTGAAACAGCAAATGGGCCTCAGCCCAACACAACAGATAATCCAGTAAATCCAGCCGACAACCCACAGGTGACAGCTACTCCAGTAGATACTGTTCCGGTGATCCAAGAACGAACTTCTGCTAATGCTGTGCCAAACACTGCTACCACATTCACTACTCCGGTTATATTTGATCAACCAGCGAATCAAATACAAAATTCCGCAACTCCGGTCATTCAAGACCTATTTGCTGAAGAAAATGCACCACCAGAGCCGTTGGCTCAAGAAATTGTTGTGCCCGGTGACTATGTTGTGAGACCAAACAACAATGGCAGTTTTGATGTGGTAGAAAATCAAACTGGTATTGTTGTTGCATCTGGACTCAACGAAGCAGAAGCCAATACATTTGCACAAGATCAAGCTCTTATTGATGAAGGAGTTAGCGTACCCAACGAAGCAGATGGTCCAGTATTACTAAATTCATTTGAGGCAGCGCCTGACCCATATGAGAATTCACCAGAACTTGATACTACTGGCACCCTGGCAGAATCCTTAACAGCGCCCAATCCTTATCGTGAACGCCAGGCCTTCGACGAAGACGGCAATCTCAATCCTGGTTTTACTCTAGATGAAGATAACAATCCAGTATTTGTAGGCAACGATTTTGTAGAACCAGCCACGCAGGCCAGTGCCGCACAATCCAGAGCCGTGGCGGCCGCCGTGGCCAATGCTCGCCGACAACAGACCATCGCAGATCAAAATCGCCAGCTGAACAATCTTGATTGGCGTGTGCGACTGAGTCTGGCAGCCAACAGCAGTTACCTATACAATGTCCAAAATGCCTTTATATTGAATCCACTCAAGGACAGCAATGGCGTGATATTTCCTTATACACCCACGATCAGCACCAGTTACAAGGCCAACTACAGTCCGTACGATCTTACACACAGTAACTATCGTGGATATTTTTATCAAAACAGCTATACAGATAATGTCACCATCACGGCCACGTTCACAGCACAAACCACACAGGAAGCTGATTATCTTTTGGCCGTGATACATTTTTTCAGATCAGTGACCAAGATGTTTTATGGACAGAGTCCCAATCTAGGCTCGCCACCGCCCATGTGTTTCTTGACCGGACTTGGCGAGTACCAGTTCAACAATCATCCAGTACTGGTCACAGCATTCAACTACAACCTGCCAGCTGATGTGGACTATATCCGTGCTGGCAGCTCCAACAACATGCAACTGAATCAAAATCAATTACGCAACAAGCAGGTGGAAACCACCAACAATTCCTTGCGCTCTGTGTCCAGGCTGGCCAATGCACTGTTGTCCGGTGGCAGATCCTTACCAAAAGGCGCTGTCCCTACTGTGCCGGTTCCCGTCGGCCCAAACACTGAAAATCCAACCTATGTGCCAACCAAGATGGAAATGTCCATAACCTTGCTACCAGTGCAGAGCCGGCAGCGAGTCAGCCAAGAATTTAATTTACAAGAATTTGCCAATGGCAACCAACTCAAAGGAGGATTCTGGTAATGGCCAACTACGACATCACTAGTCCTTACTACACCACTGGCTACAGTCAGTTTTTCCTGGACACCATGACCAATCGTCCAATTCCGCCGTTACAGGATGATCTGTCGTTTGCCATCAATCTCACCTATCAGTACAGACCCGATCTGTTGGCTTATGATCTTTACAGTAATCCAGGACTGTGGTGGGTATTCTATCAGCGCAATCCCAACACCTTGACAAAACCACCCTTGGATTTTGCCGTGGGTGTTGAAATATTCCTGCCCAGGATAACAACTTTACAAACAGTGTTGGGATTCTAACATGGGACCACGCGACGGAATACGTCTCTCCAATGAAGCAAATCGAGCCATACAAGCCGGGGGGCTAACGGTAGCGCAGGCACAACAGTACATCAACGGACTGGAACAGTTTCTAATATATACAAATCTAGCTCCAGGTTTCCAAGACACTATAAACCGTTTACAAGCAGTTGTAGATGCAGGTGGAGAGCCAATTTTTCCACCAGTAGACAATGCCATGCCGCCTGGCGACATAAATCCGCAAACTGCTAGAACACAAGGAGCAGTTGCACAAAACCCAGGTGGCAATACTGTAGAGCCCTTGGTATCTGTACAAGAACCTATTGCAATAAACCGCGGTCTAGGATCAATAGAAGAACCCATAGAGGATTCAGGACTGGATGCTCCAGTCAAGACACTGGCACAGACACAGGCCACCCTGATTGACGAAGCAGACAGCTTGATTGCCGGCCGGGTCAACAGAGGATTAGTAGAAGATGCAGACAGTTTACTAGTCAGGACCGGCGGCGGAGCAACGACTTTGGCCCTGTCACCGGGGGTGGGCGATGGTCGAGCCGATAACCCGCCACCTTCGTCCAATGCCACGCAACGCATAGTGAACTCTACATTTGGAAAGGCCACCGGCCAACGCATCATCACCCAGCCCAACGTACTGGATCAATATGCCAGTTATACCTATCAAATCAGCTGGTATCTGTTGACTACAACACAGTACAACAGGTTGATCAAGCAGCCTAGACGTTCTATATCAGGCTGGACCTTGCTGATGCAGAGCGGCGGAGCACCGATAGGCAACAACACCACAGTGCCCAGTGTGAACAATGCAGTGCGTAGTTCAAAATTTCCAGTTGACTACTATCTAGATGATCTAGAAATAGAAACTAAACTGCCCGGCGGCGGTACCGGAATGGCCAACAGTGAAACCGAGATCAAGTTCAAGGTTACCGAGCCCAATGGAATTACCCTGGTGCAAAATCTATTCAGGGCCAATCAAGAACTCAATCGGCCTACCAATCTTGACATCAATGCATCACAGGAACTTGACACCACTGGCACCCTGGCCGAACAGACAACACCCACACCTACCAATTACCTAAAGGCACACTACTGCCTGGCTATACGTTTTTATGGCTATGATAGTGCAGGCAATCTGTCAGCACCCATAATTGGCAGATACAACAGACAAGGGTCTGGTCAGCAAAATTCTACTGATCCTCAAGCTGTGGTAGAAAAAATTATTCCGTTTCTTCTTACCGAATTAAAATTCACAGTGACCAAATCGCAAGTTGAGTACCGTATCACAGGCGCGCCAGTTAATCAGCACACGGCTTTTAGTCAAAGCAGGGGAACCATACCTAAGGCCGTACAACTGTCAGGAACCACTGTGAAAGACGTGTTGATTGGCAACGCACCTGCTGCTGAACTGCCGGTCTTGGCCGGGGAAAGAACACCGCAGGCTTCACCTGCACAGACTGGTCCCCTGGCAGCAGAAATTCTAACAAACACCGGTGCTGGTGTAGATGCGTTGGGCAACTTTACTGGTGAAAGCGAATCACCAACCCAGGTAGGAGCATAGGCATGGCAGGAATAAACAATTTCAAAAACGTAGAACAAAATCGATTTGCCGCAGCCAATGGTGGCCGAGGAACTGGCATAGCACCAGATTTGCCACGTGGAGCGACTCAGGCAGATGTAGACCGAGCACGACAATCTCAAATTCAACCTGCCACAACAACCAATGCTGCCAATGCTCCAGCTAATGCTCCAGCAGCACCCACTGGCAATCAAAATTATGTGTTTACCGGGCTGGCAGAGTTCATGAACACATATCAAAATGACCTGGTCAAGACCGGCAAACGTGAAATTGCAGATTTTTATCATATAGAATTTCTTCCAGAAGATCTTGGTGGCTCCACATTGAAAAAACCTCTCAGCACCGATAGATCCAAGACAGCCCTCAAGGATGTTAGCACAGCCAAAGAAGCACTGGATCGAGACACCGACCGAGTTGACAACAACAGTCAAAATGTGTCCATTCAGCAAGGCACA